TTGGATGTCCCTAAAACAACTTAGACATGTGTTAAATCAGTATAAGGCTGATCTAAATGAAAGGGGATCATTAAAAAAGGATGAATTAGGTAAAAAGGAGATGGATATTCTTCAGAGATGGGTAGTTGGTAATTTATATATTAACGATGATAATCCACCAGTTAGATTAGATTTTGGTAATATGCGAGTTATCAAAAATAGTGATTATGAAGAGTTATCTAAAAAAGAATTAAAAGAAAATTATTTAGTAGTAAAAAGTAGAAATTCTAAATTTTTCAGTTTTGGTAATTATAAAACATCTAAGACTTATGATATTCAAAAGATCGATGTTGGTAAAAAATTAAATACAATTTTAAATATATGGCTAAAATATAATAAACATGGCTCACTACTTATTGATACAAAAGGCAATCCGATGTCTGCGAATCAACTTGGCAAATATATTAAAAGGGTTTTTAGTCCGAGTGGAAAGGATATTTCAGTTAATTTATTAAGACATATCTTTATTAGCGAGAAATATCCACCTGAAGAAACAAAAGAGAAAGAAGAAACGGCATCTAAAATGCTTCATTCAAAATCAACACAGGATACCTATGCTAAAAAATAAATCATAGAGTTGATGACCTTGATCTGTTTTGTCTTGTTGGAAATGTAATAAATTCTCTTTTATTTAGGATTTTCATAATTCTTTTTAGATCTTTAATTTTTAGTTCATAATGTGATAGTGGTATATCAAAAGCTCTTCTATCATATTTTTCATCATCGATATTATACATACATTTAGACTCACATTTAAATTTCTTAGCAATCCATTTTAGAAGCCCCATTTTATTTTAATTATAATATATAGATATAAAAAATAATAATCTTAAAATAAGTCCAATAAGTCCAGTTTATGCCCCACAAATACAAAAGTCCCATGTAAAACATTAATATATAGTAATAAATAAAATCTGGGGCAAAAATTGGACTTATTGGACTTGTTTTTATTGATTAAGAATATGTTAATTTAATTACTTAATATATATTTAATTAAAAGGACTTAAAAAATAATTATCTATATAATATATAATAACCCATAATGACTAATTCTGAGATGGATATGATTGACTTTTTAAACGAAAATAACATTCTTTGGTATCCAATTGAAGTGGATATGGATAAGAAAATTAACAAAGATAAATACAAGAATTTACCATCACATGAAAAATATCCACTATATCCCACATATTCAATTACTGGATATAGCCCTAAAAATAATGATTTTAAAAAATTGGATAAACAGGTAATTATTGAAAGACAAAAATATGTTGATAAATGTTCTTCTATCGCTATTGATACACGAGAAATCAACCATATTGATATTGATATGTTGGATAGTAAATTTTATAAGCCTGAGAACATGGATTTTATTAAGAAGATTATTAAATCCCATCCTTATTATAAATCACTATCTGTGGATAAGGGTAAAAAACAAGGCAAACATATTTTTATTAAAAGCGACATTAAACCTAAGACAAACACAAAACAAACTATCTATGAAGATATTGAAGTCATGAGCGGTCAGTTTGGCTGGGCGAATAAATCGCAGAAAATAATCTGTCCTAATAATTATACTATGGATTTTGATACATCTAATATTTATGAAAAAGATGAACCAAAACCAAAAAAATCATTAAAATTTAATGTAAAAGGTAAAAAACCCACAGATCCTAAGCCAGAATTAAATCAGCCAGTTATCACAAATCAGATTGATAAACATCAAGAAATTAAAGATCTGTGTAATATTATTGATATTAAACATTTAGATCAATATCATTCATGGATGAGGATTGTATGGGGTCTGAAATTTATTAATGAAGATCTAAAAGATTTCGCTATTGAGCTATCTAAAAAAAGTTCAAAATATACAGATGAAGGTTTCGAGGATATGTGGGATAGTCCTAAATATGATGGGATTACATCAGCCACACTCTATTATTATGCTAAAAAATCTAATGTTGAAAAATTCAGTCAGATTATAAGAAAATACTATTTAGATGCTACCGATCAAAATTATGCCACATGTTTTATTAAATTACAGACAGAAAATTTAGTCTTCAAAGATTCAACCCCATATATTTTTATTAAAGATACATGGTATAAACAAGACAAAGAATGTAACCAATTACAAGCCATGATTACAAAGACATTATCACTAACTATTAATGATAAAATATCAGAAACTACTAAACAATATGCTGTAGAACAACTAAAAGATAAGCCTGATGAAGACATCTTAAATAACATATCCAAACGACTTGAATGTCTTAGTAAAATGATGAAACTTGTAAAATCAGCCACAGGATCAAAAAATATCTGTAAAAAGGTAATTCATAACCTTTCAATCATGGATTTTTCAAATGTTGAGTTTGATAATTGTCCTGATATTCTACCATTCAAAACTAACTATTATGATCTAAATAAGCATACATTTAGTTTTTATTCAGCCAATAAATACATGCTTACTAAATTATCTTATGATTATGAAAAATCGTCATCTAAACAATATAACTTTATTGATAATCTTTTTAGTAAAATATTTACCAATCCTGATATTAAAAATGATTACAAAAATATCCTATCATCTACCTTATTTGGTCGTCCTGTGGATAAATTCATCATCGCTAATGGGGATGGGGGTAATGGTAAATCAGTCCTACATGAGTTACTGATTGAAGCATTAGAAGAGGGGGTTTTTGCTTATGTAGCCCCTGTGAGTGTTATTTTATCATCTATTAAAAAAGGTAATAATCCTGAAGTGGCTAACATGAATAATAAGAGATTTATTGTTTATAGAGAACCTGCTGAAAATGAATTGATTAATATTGGTTCATTAAAAGAACTAACAGGATCAACCACAATTAATGCGAGAATGAATTATTCTAATGATACACAAACTATTTTGAAAGGGACACATATTTTAGAAGCGAATAAAAAACCTAAGATGAAAGGTGAAATGGATCATAGTATTTATAGAAGGCTAATTGATATTAATTTTAGTTCTACCTTTACATTCGATCAAGATATGATTGATGAAAGTCCAGAGGATACATTCATGGCTGATCCCTATTTGAGAACAAAAGATTTTAAAATCAAATACAAACATGCTCTAATCAACTATCTTATCCAGCATATTCAAAATTATGATAATAATGGATTAAATATTTGTGATCCTATTGTTATCAGTAGTGTAACACAAGATCGGACAAAACAATATATCGCATCATCTGATTTTGTTTTAACATTTGTTAAAGAAAATCTTAGAACGATTGATGATAAAAAGAAATATGTTAAAGTCAAAGATATTCATAATAGATTAGTAAATTCTGAAGAATACAGAAACATGAATAAAGACGAAAAACGAAAATACAATCTAAAATATTTCAAAGAAGCTCTATCAAAACATGGCATTTTCAAAAAACATTATAAAGCAGATCATAGATATTATAATGAGGACAAAGTTCAAAAAAGAGTAAGAGAAGTTTTGATGGGATTTGAATTTGTTGAAGAGGATGATTTTGTAGATGATGAGTTATAAATTAATCATAAAAAACCATTTAAACAATAATTATATATATAATATATAATAAATCAAATATGGGACGACCAGCCCAAGCTAAAAATAATTTTTATCATTTTTGTGTAAAATTAGATGGAGAAAAACACTATATTAGAACACTTCATGGGGTGGCAGATCATTTAGGATTAGGATCAGCCACAATTATTAGAAAATTAAAAACCCCTGAGATTATACTTCGAAAATATAAAAACAGGGATCTATCTATTGAAAGATGTAAAATCCCAATTTATAAAATTATTAGGACATCTGAAGAAATCATTTACTGATTTTTATTTTATTTTTTATTATTATTTTTTTCAATATTTATTATATATATTTATTATATATATAATGGTTACCCAAGAAATCTTAAATTCTCATCCTGTTTCAGTTTTAAAAAAAGAAATTAGTAAAACAAATGTTAAAGGATATTCTAAAATGAAAAAAGGCGAAGTTGTAGAACTCATGTTAAAAAACAAAGATCGTTTTAGTCATATTAAAATGGCTGATGCTAAAGTCAGAAAATCACCAGCAAAGAAAGCTAAAAAGGATAAAAAAGAGGATACACATGAAATGCCTGATGGGACGAAAATGACTGGTAAAACTCACACTAAAGATTCTAAGCCAGTAAAAAAGAAAAAATTTATTATTAAAGAAAAGAAAGAAAAGAAAGAAAAAAATGTGCTTGTTAAAGATTTAGTTGGATTTAGAAAAAAAAAATTAGTTCAAAAATATACTAAATTAATAGATAAAGAACCTGATAAAAAAAAGAAGAAAGATCTATCTATTGAAATGAATAAAAAAATATCAGAAATAAAAAAGAAGTAAATAATATAATGGTAAAAAAAATAAAGGATAATAAAAAGTATGTCCCTGATTCTTTGTCTGTGGCTGATAGAAAGAAACAAATTAAATCAATTAAGGAAAAAACAGACCGCCCAAAAGTAAAAACATTTACATCTAAAAGAAGTTCATTAGTAGAACGATTTGAAAAAAAATATGGATATAAAATATCAAATTTAACAAGAATATCAAAAGAAATTATAACAAAAACTGGCATAGATAAAATATTAGATAAAGGACGAGGAGCATATTATTCAGCAGGATCAAGACCAAATCAAACAGCTCAATCATGGGCTTTGGCTCGATTGGCAGGAGTTATCATGAATAGCCCAGCAAGAAAAGTAGATCAAAAAATATGGGATAAATATAAAAAAATATAAGTATAATATAAATGGATAAAAAACAATTATATAAACCTTTTGTAAGCAAAGTAAAGAATAAAAAATATTCAGTATATGTTAAGGCTGATACTAAATCAGGTAAAAAATTAATATCATTTGGGGACAAAAGATACGGACAATTTAAAGATAAATTAGGACATTATAAATCTTTAGATCATGGTGATCCAAAACGAAAAAAAGCCTATTATAGCAGACATGGCAAAGCAACATCAAAAGATACCCCAAAATATTGGAGTCATAAAATATTATGGTAGCTATTGAAAAACCATATCTTCTAAATTATTTAGATCTAAATCATTTTTTTTATCATCAGGCTTTCTGAATTTAACTTTTCTTTTTGATTTTGGGATCTTTACATTTTCAAAAATATATTTAGGATCTATTGGTTTCTTCTTATCATCTTCTTTTTTTTTTGCTTTGTTAATAATCAACTTCATAGGTTGATTATTATACTTATATTGTTCTTCTAATTCTTCATTTGAATTCATATTATTATATTATTACAAAATATTATTATTTTATATATATATAATATATAATATGTCTTTGATTTCGCTCAGTAGTGACGATAATAATCACAATACATCTCAACAGCCATTTAACTTTAAGAACTGCTTTAGTCAGCCCTTAATTATCAAGCCAAATTCTCAAGTAGCATTAGTAAATTTCTACCATTTTAGAGATGATAATGTATATAATATAACATCTAAAAATAATCGAATCGTCTTTAATTTTGGCAATCCTGTAGCAAACGGACGATGGACTGCTTTTTTATCTACCAATTCAGGTCAAGGATATAAGGGGGATGAATTAGCCACAGAAATCGCAAGAGCATTAAATGAAGCAAATATAGCCTATCAGAACTATACCTTTTCATGTGTTTTTACACTTGGTAATCCTCTCGCTAATCCTATTGTAAATGATACCTTTGAGATCACCTTTGTATCAAATGCCACACCAGCAGAAGCAGGGGGGACATGGGTTAATTTTAGAGATGATAATTCATCATTAATCACGAATAATGCTGGAAATGGTAGATCTGTAGTTGTAAAACGAGATAATACCGCTTCAGTATATAGTATTGTATCTAATAATAATGGGATACATAATCACGAAGGCTCATGGTCTGTTGAGGATATTCATCAAATGAATGGATTAAGAACAGGCTTTTTAAATGCTGATAATACTTATGAGTATAATTTCGGACAAGCCACACCACAGATCATCGGATTATATGCTGAGGATTTGTGTAGTTTTTCAAATCCTAATCCACTTCTGAATTTTAAAGGATCTATAGCAACTATCGCATGTTCTTTTGGTAGGTCAAGACTCGATATTAATACACTTGATAGATCAAGAAACGCAGGAGGGACTAAAGGGACGATGATAAGAAAACGACGATTAGATTTAGGTTTAACATCCGCTCTAAAAACAGCATTAAATACATTAGTTTTTACTAATGCTAACAGATTTGGTGAATTATGTTATAAACTCAAATATATTAAAGATGGCTCAGGAAATGTTAGTATTCAACTTTCAGTTAGTGGAGATGGGGGATTAAGCTATGTTATCCCAACTGAAGGGGCTGATAATGGGGCAACATTTGGAGTGAATACTGATGGATCACCTAATGTTTATGGAGCAAAAACTATTAATACTATCGTTCATCAGGGGATTATATACCAATCTAAACAAAATGGAAATCCTTTGGCTAATGGAGGTGGGGCAAATACATCCTTAAGTAAATCTAATGTCCTCGCTAAATCATTTGGTAAATATAGATGTATATTCGCAAGGGCTGATAATTTTGAACCAGCAAAAGATGGGGATCTATTGGGTAATTCTAAATTTGATCTAACAGGGCAGGTATTTGATGTTAATATGGGAGGTGGTGGATCAAGATTTAATCTTGAATTTGTGGCTCAGGGGGCAAATGCTAATTTTGATTTTGATATTACCGCAGTAAATAACCCAGCAGGAACACCTGCTGGTAATCAGATCATAGCAAGTGATTTAAATGGGGGTGCTTTAAAAATGAATCTTGGACGACATACAAGGGGATTAATTTGGGATATTCATGCTGATAAAAATGACTCTCAATCAGCCATTTTAGGTCAGTTAGTTTTTGATAGAAGGGCTACCGATAATTCAGTAAGAGGTAATATTAGTATTCGTGATTTTACAAATAATATAGGGGCTAATAGAGATGATAAATATGGGATACCAGTCCCAACTAATCCAATTCAAGCAAGAGGAAGACAACAGACTATAATAGATATGAGGGGGATTTATAATCAAGATAATAGATCATTACTTCTTAGTGAGGGGACATTAGCAGAACCACATCATCTTGTAGCAGATCATACCGCAGTCCATGATTTGGCTGATGTAACTGAACCAGTATTAGGGGCTACTCTTCAAACAAGATTAGTAATGTTGGTTGATAGAATATCACAAGGAGATATAGATGCTATACCCAACTCAGGTCAAGCCCCTTTCTCTTTAACAATAAATACACCATCAGGATCTATAGGTAAATTAATTGGATTCAGTAGTAATGTATTGTCTATGAATGCTAACGCAGATAATCAACCAGCAGGAGTAGGGAATCCCTTTTTATCAGATAATCCTACTTTAGTGATTTCAAAAGATACGACATTACATGTATCTATCCCTGAACTTTCAGGAGTGAAATCATTTGAAGGGGAATCATCCCAGCAATACAAAACGATCAAGATTATCCCAAAAAGTGATTTTCAAAAAGGGGCTAATGGATCATTAAGTTTCACAAGTAACTATCAAGATTTTATAGATATTAATAATGGAGGTGAATTACAATTACAGGAATTAACTTTACAAGTAAGAGAACCTGATGGACGAATGGCTACCAGCCTTCAACCTGTAACACGAGCAACTATTAAGATCATACAGAATCCAGCTGAAGTAGAAGCAAATAAACTCGAAAAATTAATGGAGAAAATGGAGAGGAGAAATGCCATGATTCAGAGAAATGTCCCTGATATATCTAATCCACAAAAAGATTATACATAGATTTAAATACAAAATAAATTATATTGTATATATATATAGATATGACTAAACGAGGAAAAAACTCTTCATTCTATCATTTCAGATTACAAGAGGTAAGCCCTGATGATAATGATACCTATTTAGATTATCAGTATTTTAAAACAGCGAATGAGATATGTGATCTATATAATATAAGTAGGGCTTCACTTTATAGAATATTAAATGATCCACATGCTATAACATCACTACCATTTAGATTAGAAAGGATCTATTTACATAAGACAGCTATAGCATATATGCCTTAAGTGCTACATTTATGATACTTTTATATATTAATATATTAAATAACACTTAAAACAATCACAAATTTTAAAATTTAGGATACATTTAAGTCCTTTTATAGACTATTATTATATATAGGGTCTAAAAGTATCATAAAACTAATATCTTATATATATATCTGACTTAAGGACTTATGATTTATTATATATATTAAAGATAATCAATATGGCTAAAAGAGTGTATATCAAAGACGGAAAACATAAATCAGTTAAAAATCTTACAGAATATAAACTAATTGTATCTAAATTAGGTTGTATTTATGATATTGATAAAAAACCACATTATGAAAAAATTACGGAACAACATAAAGAGTTTTTAGATAAACATAAATTAATTATTAATAAATGGGGTAAAATTGTTTCATTACTCTAATTACTGAGTTGATCTTGTCTTAGGCTTAATATAAGTTTCATCGCCATGATCTTTTTTTTCAGTATCTTCTTTTAATTTTGTATCTATTTTATATTGTCTTTGTTTCTCATTACGAAGACAAACTTTATTTAATACATCTAAGACTTCTTCGAAGCCATACACATTACATATATTTTTTATTTTTCTACATGTCTTATCACAGAATTTCTGAGTATAACAGGTTTCTTTTTCACAAAAAGAGCAATAGAACATTTTATTTATATTATTATAATAGATAAAAAATAATATATTTATTTAATATATATTATGCCACAATCATTAGGACAAGCCCATACCGAAACAATCACAGCCTTAAACAATATTGGATCAGGATCAAAAGACTTTCAGTTGAATGTCCCCCCTGTTGAAAGCATCGCAGGAGCTGAACTACAGAAAATATCTAAATCTTATACTATTGTTGGTGGTGTCGATAGTAATACTGGATTAACACAACTTAATCCCATTAAAGTTGATGGGAATGGTGTCGTTTCTGTAGAATTAGCATCAAGTGGAAGTCTTGATGTAACCAATAGTAAAATAACTACAGGACAGGATGTTAAGGCTGTTGGATCAGCATTACAACAAGTGTTAATATATGGACGAAAAGCTGATGGGACTCTTCAGCCTTTAGAATGTAACGGAGATAGACTTTTAGTAGATGTTGTAGAATTAGCATCAAGTGGTAGAATTACAACATCGACAGCATTAAGTAGTCAGCAGGTATGTGGATTTGATACAACAACAGCAAGATTTAAGACTTTAAATTGTAATAGTGATGGTGTATTACAAACATCACATTTAGAAAAAACAACAACAAGATATAATAGTCAGAGTTTAGCTGGTAGTTCATTATGGGGGACTGAATTGGATACCTCAACACATTCTAAAGTTGAACTAACTATTAATAGTAATGCTACAACGAATATAGTTATTTATGGATCTGATACTTCAGGAGGGACATTTTTACCACTAAAATCATTATTTATAACGGCTGAAACTATTGTGGGGGGAAATGCTAATATAGGAACTTTTACATCTGAATCATGTCCCAAATTTCTTAAACTGGGTAATCCTGATGCTGGGGGTGTAGTTCTTGAGATACTTTTAACAAAATCAAATTAAACTATTTTGTTTCTTTTTTTAAAATTATTTTCTTTGTAAATATTATAGATTATAATGACTACGATTTATAAATTTCAGTTTAATGACGATGCTTATATAGGATCAACTAATTCACCTTTAGATCATAGATTATTAGAACACTATATGTGTATGGGACGAGAAAGATGTAAGCATATCAAATTATATAAATATTGTAATGAATATTTATTAAGACGAGATTTTACAAAATTAGTAGAAGTATTAGAAACATGTCCTATAAAACTCGAAAGATTAGAAAGAACAAAATTAGAACAAGAATATATTAATCAATATAAACCAAGCCTTAATATGAGGAATGCCTTTGGAAGGAAAAAGAAAAATAATAATAATATATCAGTATAATATATTAATCATGGAATACGAAGACGATCTAACTATTTTACCAATTAAGCCAAGACCTTCAGATATTAAAGTAAAAATTCATCCAAATTTACCTGATATAAATAAAGGTTGTTGTATGATAGATGTAGCTAAACCAAGATCAGGAAAAACAGCAAGATTAGTTAATTATTTACAGAATCCTAATTTTTATCAGAATAAGTTTGATGCTGTCTATATTTATTCATCAACCATGAGTAACGGAGATGATACAGCAAGATTTTTATATGATGAATTTGGTGAAACTATTTATAGTGAATATAGTGATAGTCACTTACAAGGGATCTTAGATTATCAGGATAGCATACCTAAAGAACAACGCCCAAGAATAGCCTTAATTTTTGATGATTTTATAGCATTCAATAATCTTAAAAGAACAGCCTTAATGTTTAAGATCGCATCATCCTATAGGCATCATAATATCATGTTATTATTATATAATACACAACAAATGAAATATCTACCCCCTATTGTGAGAGCCTGTGCTAATTATGTTATATTAAGTCAAAATTCTAATTTAAAACAAGTAGAACAATTATCGGAGGAATTTGGTAATATATATGGGGCTGATAAATTTAAGGATCTATTTGCTGAGGCAACGAATGAACCTTATGGATTCTTATATTTAGATCTGTATGGATTCACAGGGGATTCAAATAATCCCAAAGCATATAAAAATTTTACAGATCTAATGTATGAAGCCCCTGTTAGTTATAATAAGAAAATGTTAAGTCCTAACATTAAGAAAAAACCAAAGAAAAAATTAGAAGATATAGAGGAGGAGGTCAATAGCGGATCTGATGAAGATTCTACATAATTATTTAATTATAATTATAATAGAAAAAAAATATATATTATATATATATAAAATGGCAAGTGCTTGGATCGAACATGTTAAGGCGTATGCGAAAAAGAACAAGGTCACATATAAAGAAGCCATGAGTAAGGCGAAGGCTACATATAAGGTTAAGGATAAAAAGGTAATGGGTAAAGATAAAAAGAAATGATCTAATTTTTAATTTTTTATATTTTCAATAAGTCCAATAAGTCCATTTTCTGCCCCTGTTTTTCAAAACTTTCTATATATTGTTCTTTTCTATGGGACTTTATCATTTCTATGGCAAGAATTGGACTTATTGGACTTATTTTTTTTATTTTTTTTTAATTATTTAATTATTAAAATTTTTATTTAATAATTAATTTCTAAATATAATATATAAATCATAATGTTTAAAGTTGAATCTAATGGAAATGCTTATGTCCCTTCTAAATCAATCGCTCTTAAGCCTGATGTCGTAAGTGATGTTGTTGGTGTAGATCAGATTAAAATTAATGTCCCCAGTTATGTCGGATATATTGATCCTAATGCTTCATATTTGAAATTTAATCTTACTATGGAAAATGCTCGTGGTATGCTTGTCCCTGATAAGAATTGTGGAGGACATGCTCTAATCCGTAATTTAGAAATAAGAGATGGTGGAAATAAATCCCAAATCGAATATTGTGAAGACTACAACGCAAATTATGCTTTACTTGCTAATTATACTAAACAGAATACCTTAGCCCATAAAAGAGAACTCTTTAGCGGTGTTGTATCAAAATTAGCTGATCGTCCTTATGATCCTAATCTGTATTATCAGTCCCCTGTGACTGCTGGGGGGACAATTGTAGCCCCAACAGGTTTAGGAAAAACAGCCACAACCCCTACGATTCAAATGCCTCTTAATTGTGGTTTATGGAAACAGGGTCAGGTTATCCCAGTTGTTGCGATGAATGGGATGAGAATTACTATAGATACTGAAGATCCCCTCAGGGCATTACAATATCTTAAGGGTGAAGAACGATTTATGGGGCATAATTTAGGTATTACTAATAATCGTATCAGACCAGATCAGACAGGTGGCGGAAATATTAAGGCAACTGGTGACGATGCTCGTGGGGCTAATGCTAATTTGTCTGATACAATTTTTAGTATAGATTTAGCCATGACTGATAGATTCACATGTCCTTTTGATGTTGATGATATTCTTTACATATCAAATGTAGGAGGTGGTCTAACTAATGAAGAAAAACTGGGGACTATTGTTGGATTTAGTAATAATGGTGCTGGATTTGTGAGGGTTTCTTATGTGCCTGATAGAAATCAGGGAGCAGGTTTGGCTCAGGATCACCCAAGAGGAACAAGTCAGGTGTATGTTAAATTTACTGATAGACAATCCGCTCATCAGGTTTGTGGAGTTGGTGATGTAGGAGCAGATACTAAAACACATGTTATCTCAGCCCCCACATATCGTATGAGTAATATTGAATTAATCGTTCAGCAGATTACACCACCAAACCAATACGCTCAGGCAACAGCCCAAGCTGTTTCAGGTGAAAAGGGAGTTCAGATGGATATTATGGCTTATGAATTATTTAGGCATAATCAGAATAATGTTACAGGACTTCAGCAGATGTTGATCCCAACACGCATGACTCGTGCTAAATCTATATTTTCTCAGCCTCTTATGGTTAGTCGATTTAGATCTACAGAAAAATCATCTCTTCAGGGTATCCCTGATAATGCTTCAACCTATGAATTTATTTATGGAACAAAACATTATCCATCGAGATTAGGTCAGTTGGCAAGATATAGTTTAGTCGTAAATAATCGTGATAGACATAGACCTGAGGCTCTTCATGCTTCTGAGTTACAGAAAGCCATATTAAATGTTGATGAAAAAGTCCTATCTCTTCAGAACATAGACGCTCACTTCGCAATCGCAAGAGGTCTAACTAAATACGGACAAGTTATGAATCTTACAGGACAAACATTATCGCTAAGAGTTGATTATGCTGATGACGCATCACAGGTTAAATTATTTAATAACTATGTATATGGCTTAAGACGAATTATAATCAATAAAGATGGGGTTCAGGCTATTAACTGATTTCATTATTAATTTTATTTATTTATTAAAAATTTTATTTATAATTATTATATTTATAAATAATATATAAAACATGTCTTTTAATATCGTTGATGTTGAAAAGTTTGAAGTCTTACCAAATAATCAGCCTAATAATAATACATATTCATTTCGTGGGGGAACACCTATTATCTCAATAAATGTCCCAAGTCAGGCTAAGTTACTTAGACCAAGTAGTGTTAGAATTAATGGACGGATTCGCATCATGACCTCAGCGAGAGTGTTACCTGATCCAAATCAGATCAAATCTGTAGGCGGAGCAGGGGCTACAGATATAAAACTACCATCTCGTGTCGGAGTTTCGGCATGTATCCAAAATGTTAATATATCGTCTGAAGCAACTAATCAGACTTTAGAATCTGTTAGACAATATGGTCGTCTTGTGAATCATTTTCTATCAAATACTCATAGTCCTGATGATTTTCAGCATGAGAAAGCAGTCACCAACGCTTGTTCTGCTCTTCAGGATACAACTAATAATCTTACTATTCAAGATACAGATTTTAGTATCCCCCTTTATTGTGGTATGTTTCAGGGAGGTAATCCTATCCCCCTTTCTCAAAATGGGGTTAATGGCTTAACTATAAATCTCGAACTTGCTTCAGATAATCAAGCCCTTCAGGGATCAGGGACTGGTATTGCTAATGCTGGAGCATTTTATGAATTATCTAATATCAGTTTAAGTGGAGATTACCTGATCCCTGATGATGCTGGTATGGCTAAACTCGCTGTTGCTGGTTCAGGTGCTTTTCAGTATAATTCATTTTCGTCACTCTATTCTGTTATAAATAGTAGTGATTCAACTCAGACATATAATTTAGCTAATAGTAATGTATTAAGTGTGGTTCATAGTTTCTTACCAGTAAGTAATTCTAATAACTATAGTGCTAATAGTTTTGCTAATGGTGAATTACTTAATCGTGATGGGGCTGGAGCATATAATCAGCCAGTTCAGTTAAATAAAGTTTCTTTTAGTCGTGGAGGTATAAAACTTGGCTTAGATTATGAGATTGATTGTGCTACAAATTCACAGCAGGGAAGACCTGAAACTCAGGTGAATATAAACGCTCTAAATGCCTTTAAAGACTTTAGTAAATCACGCAGATTTCTTAATCAGCCCCAGTTAGATGGGTATGGTGGTCGAGATCTTATCCCCAGTTTAGATGTTATAGGTCACCTTGATAATCCATCCCCAGCAGGAGCAGTAGTTGATACAACAGGAGGACGACAGATCACTCAAGAAGTTGATGTGGGAGTTAGAAACTTTCTTATAGGTTTAGCTTTAGACCGAGTTTCTGATGTGGGAGTTAATTTCAAGGGAAATAGTTACTCAACAAGAATCCAATCCACTTTAGACGGAAATAGCCCAAATGCTATATTTACTTATGTATTAAGCAAAAATGTCCTTCAATATTCACCTAATGGAATTATGATCCAATCTTAAATTATTAATGATTTATTTATTTATTAAAAATTTTATTTATAATTATTATATTTATAAATAATATATAAAACATGTCTTTGCCTGATATTATGATTAATAAGCCTTTGCCTACAATCTCAAATATGGAAATAGATACAGAAGTTTTAGATCCTATATCCTCTTCTAATCAGGAGGTTGTTTTTCAGATCCCTAAAAATGGTGTCCTCGATGGTGGTTCATTTGTTTCTTTAGCAGTTAGAATCCCAACTGATGCTAATATAATTTCTAATACTGGTAGAAGTAATGCTTTTTTACCTCTTGAAACTGGTATATATGGATTAATTAGATCAGCCCAATTAACTATAGGATCTAAGGTTATCGCATCTAATGAAGATTTCGGACATTATGCCACTATGATGAGAAAATTTGAAACGCCAGAACATCGAGCCTATGTGGAGCAGGTTAAGGCAGGTAATTCGGTTGATAGATATGGTGGGCTTGTTGGATCTACAACAGGACGAGGCAGAGTGTGTCCTAAGGATCTACAGGTAGTCATCGATGCGACTGATGGGACTGGCGAATTAGAAACCCCACTTTTTATTCGTCCTACTGATAATGATGCCACAACCCCTGTTTTTAGTGTCCCACTCAGTTTTCTTATACCTATGATGAGATCAAGACAATTGCCTGTTTTTGCTTTAAAAGAAACTTGCTATCTTAGAATTCAGTTTAATACTCAGACTCATGGCACTACCGCAGGAAATACTTATGGTAACATCTGTTGTTTTGGTAACATGACGGCAGGAGCAGGAATCCCTGCTAATGTGAATGTTGTCCCATCTTTACCTAATATTAAATTTTATTCAGATCATCTCTATTATCCTGAAAATGTTATGAATGAAACTATCGCTCAGATGGCATCTGAAAAGGGTATGAATATGGTTTATGAAGATCTTGTTCTAACTAATACACAGATACAGGCAGGAGCGAATCCTACCGCCCCCAATTCTGTGACTACATCTGTAGAACGACAGGTAGCCGTATCAGGTAAAGTTGTTAGAAATCTTATGATCCAGCAGAAAAGAGTAGGGCATAGACATAGTCTTTTAGGTCAGTATCTATCTTACACTACAACACTAAATGATGACTATAATTTCAGGATTAATGATAACAGATATTATGATAGGAATTTAGAGAATCCATGTATGAAATATAATGAACTTGCTAAAGTTAGATCTAAACCCCTTCAAGTCCCACCTCAAATGTATTCAGCCAATAATGATAGTAATAAACAAAGGACTGATGGTAGGGCTGATGGAAATTCAGTATTTACAGGACTTATAAATAAAATTCAATTACCAAATAATAGTAACACACCAGCATCATTCTCGACGAATGGACTTCAGAGGACTTCTCACTATATAGGAGTTGATCTTACAACGACTGGATTTAATGTTCTTGGAAATGGTAAAAAAATAGGTGTGAAACCAATTATTCTTCAATATAATAAAAAGGGAGTTAATAATGATGCCGTAGCCACAGAGATGAGGATCTATGCTAATGTCGAGAGGGTTCTCATGTTTAAGGATGGTAATGTGATTGTATCAGCTTAAATTTTTTCTTTTTAAGGTATATTTTTTATTAAATATTATTATATTATTTTATAGTATAATAATGTCTAAATTTATCATTTTAGAATGTAACAGAGATAGATCTATAGATATTAATCCTCAGAACGAATTAACAGACGAATTTAAAAATAGATGGACGAATCAAGTATCTAATAGCGGTATTGTAGTAAATCGAGGTGATGTTCTTACAATAGAACAAACTATAGTAAATGTTAAGGGAGCATCCACAGAAGTGATGGAATTTCGTGGTAAAAATAATAATAATGGTATTGTAGATAATCGTATTGGACTGGAAGTAGCCTATTATATTAATCATATTGGTAAAAATACAGGTAACATGCCGATGTTAAAGCATAGAGTTTTTAGAGGAGTGGGTAGTTTAGATAATTTAGCGACAAATGGTAACGCAAATGCTGGATCAGACACAGCGGATGGCGGAAATGTTTATGTGGCAGGGGATCAAAGATTAAGTTATACTAATGGTAGATTTCAAGACATGATAGGAGATAGGTCTGTTGGAGAAACATTCTTTTTAAATTATCCATTTCAGCCTGATAATATTATCCCAGCAGGACAACCAGCAGATCCCTACGATCATACTAAACCTTTCGCTAATGATTTGGTTTGTCCCAACGATACCAAAATATTTCAAATAAAATTAAAAACAAGAGGAGGAGGAAAATCAGGACGACCTAATTCAGGATTTATAGCAGGTAAGGATTATGCCGTGATAACAACTGATTCAGGAGCAGTTAATACTACCATGAATTTTAGAGTCCTTACAACACAGACATTAGGAGATATACCAAATGTTATAGAAACATTTGAGATTACAGATTTTGGGGATAAAGATTTTAATGGTATCCCTATTGGAGCTAATGACCCATTAACAATAACAATCCCTGTGGGGGATATACCTGTTAGCCCACCCACAACCCCCCCTACTACTGAATCTGCTGGGACAGATCATGTTTTTACAATAACATCCATTTTAAATCCACATTATAAATCAAGTGATGTTAGGAAATTTGATGGAAAAAAATATTATCCGTTACAAATAGGATTTACTGGATTAGCATTATTCGAAGATACACAAATTAATCGGACAGATAATGCCCCAGTTCAGCCTATAACTCTTGATTTTGATATTAATAAAATACAATCTCAGCCATTATTACGAACAACAAAAGTAGATTTAGAAATACCTAAGGGTTTTCAGACCCCTTCAAATGTTGCCAATATTTTAACAGAACAATTAGGCAGACCCCAAAAAATATCTACGGATAATAATGTTGGTGATTTTTTAGATTGTAGTAAAATCGATTACGCTCATGATGATCCCCTTTCACAATTTGCCACAATAGATAATCCAAATATTGTAGGTAGTCAGTTATATCAACCAGCTTCAGCCAATTTTGTTAATTTTGGTAAGGATATACCTTCAGGAGGGAGTTTTTGTGGTAGAAGAACAACTTTTTATCAATCAATAGCTTGGCTTGAGCCTGAAAGATGGACTGGATTAGTCCCAGCATTTAAACAATTTTCAGTCCAAAATAGTGCCGTAAATATTAATAATGATATAGCGATAAATAATGGAGCGACACTTGTTGATAATGATAATTATGGTGATTTTACTCGTCAGGGAGTTGGTGAATTTGGAACTCATGCTGTTATTATTAGGGATTTTCTTACTCAGGGTAATTCTATATTAATGGATAGGGGGGAAATTATTGTTAGTAATATCAGATTTACAAGAAAAAACCTTGTTAGATTAATTAATATGAAAAAATGTGAAAAATATATGGGGGATTTATCTTTAAAGTTAGATGTAACATCTGATAATTTTAAAGATTTTTTATCCGTTAATTTAGATATTGGTATATATGATGATGAACTTTCAAGTCAAGGGCTTTTAACTGGAAACGGAGAAAATACTAATCCTAATAATATAAATCAACGCTTTAAATTTGCTACACACGAAGAAGCAGATCCAACAATTGGAGGGGATGGATTTTTGTTAGTTCATGTGGATCGAGGATTTAATGATGGATTAAATGGTTTTCAACGAGATTTAGAAAATGTTAAAAACGACGGACAACAACTCTCAAATGTATGGATAAGATCACGATATAATGAGGCTTTTAGATATAAATCAGAATATGGGGTGGCAGGATTTACAGATAATTTTGAATGTAATTTTTTAACTTCATTTGATAATATGAAATTAGGAGATAAGCATTTTGATACTACTAACACAGATATAGATCAAGTTTTTGGGGCTGGATATTTTGATGTTGGAGATGATAGATTTTATAGTATCGATGATTTAAATGATATGGCTAAAGAATTGGATATTGGCGTTGTCCCTGTGAATACCCCTAATAATCCTAATGATAATACCCAAAATGCTGGATGGCGATTTAATAATTATGTTGAGGCTGATTTACAACAGCCCCCATTTATTGGATTTGTTTCAGCATGTAAATCAGGTAACTCAGCTACAGCAGTTTTTGATCCTGTTAAACAATTTTCAGGAGATTTAACATATCAAGGGGGATCTATTGGTAATTGGACGATTGATGCCTCTAATTGTAAATATGGTATGATTTTAGGGTTTGACCCATCATTTACAAGAAATAAAGCGGTATGTATTCAAAATAATCAAGTTAGTAACTTAGGGACAGCAGTAAGCCAAAACTTTTTAAACATGGTAAATATGGGGGCTATGAATCCACAGATCAAATTTGATCCAGCATTTTCACGATTTAGTATATCAGGACTAAATACACCTGAATTTATCGGTAATGGATTAACTACAGATGATGCTTTAGAATTTACACCAAATGATAATCCAGAACAACAAGTTATCACATTTAATAGAAGACATCAAATCCTACCATCATTACAAAAAAACACAGGGACAAATAACCCAGCAGGGACACCACTTAGGATAGGACAATACGGACAAGCAGAACAAGAAGAAGGGACTTTTATCGATTCACAGGCTGGGGTTGCGATTGTTGGATTAGATCTATACGATCAAGATGGTATAATAAAACAATCAATAGATCCTGATAATTATTTTAATGATAAAAGTTTTATATTTCATGGATGTTTATTTGATAAAATGGGATTTAATATTGATACACTTTTACCTAAATACGGAGGTAGAAATGCCTTTTTTAGAGATCCTACATTATATAAAGATACAGATACATTTCAATCAGCCTTAAATAACATTATGAAACCCCTAACAACTGGAGCAGATGTGAGAGCATCAATTACACAGGCTACCTCTCTAAATTTTGCTAATGCCCCCATGTTTGATTTAGGTGGGGATACCTTACAAAATACAATTAGACCTGATGCCGTTCAGGGTGAGATCACCGCATCTGATTTACCTAATAAATTTGATTTTAGTTACCTAACAATTAATTCAAGTTTAGTTCAAGAGGGGACTGATACGATATATGTAGGTGGCTCTGATAATCAAAGTAAATTACCATGTATGTCCTATTTAACCAGAGAAAATAATGAAAGTGATTTTTTTTATCAAAATGAAAGGACTTTTAATTTTACAGCTACAAAGGATTTTACAATTACAGATATTACAACAGATATTAGATTACCAAATGGAGATCGACCAAATTTAGATCCACATACAACTATCATCTATAAGATAGAAAAACCCTTAACAAATCCACAAAACATGCCGATCCCTCAGGCTGTTACTAAAAAAAATAATTATCAGACGAAACAACGAAATTTACAAAAATAAAACTCTAAGGGTATATTATAATGGATATTACCGACTTACGAGAAAAACAAAGATTGTATAGAAAAGCATATTATAAAAAAAATAAAGAAAAGATCCAAAAATACCAAAGAGAATATTATAGAAAATACCTAAAACAGGATAAAAAAAAACATGAGGGGAGAACTGGATTTTCATGGAGAGGTAAAAAAACCCCCTATTTAGTTAGAACATATTTTGATGAGCCTATAATTATTAGCTTTAATTAATTAAAATCCATACTTTTGAGTCAATCTAAACTTTTCCTTCTTTTCAAGATCTATCCATTTTGTTGATGATTCTACAAAATTATCAAGAAAATAATAATTACAATTTCCATAATGATGTTTCATGACGAGAATATAATTACGAAAGATCAATTTATCCTGAGTATGAAGATAATCATGATTTTCTTCATAAATAAGATCAATCAAAAATTTTGGCTTATTAATTATATCCCAAAACTCTTTTGCTTTTGTTTTTTTAGTATTAAATAAATGGCTAAAATCAAGCTTGTTGATATTGCTTTTATTTAACTTACAGATTGATTTTAGCCATGTTGTTGCTTCTGCTCGTGTGGTAAATTGACCTTGAATAGTAATATCGGATTTACTAATCATGTAATGATTATGATATTCTTCATATCGTTGATATTGCTGTTGTCTATCACGAAATTCATCCCAATTATGAAGATAGTCGTGTCTATCTTCAAAAAAGGATTCATGGGGGCAACAAGCTGGATCAACATTAACATCCAACATATCAATTGGATCAATATCAATATACACACCATCACCAAGATAAAATTCGTTTTCGTCGCACATGTCGTTTTTTGAGTAAGTAGTAGTAGCCATAATGATTTAGTTTTCTTATATATAGTTAATCATTTGTCTTCAAGTAGTTTTAATTAAATATATTTTATATTGTTAATTATTTGGGGGGTGTCCCAAAATTTGGGGCAGAAACTGGACTTGTAGAATCTGAGTGGCAAGATTTGGACTTGTAGAAATTCATAAGGATTATGGTAACATGTCGATGCCCTTTTTTGTATAGCCCTTGTTTTAGCTTTCTCAACAAGTCCAATAAGTCCAGTTTCTGCCCCAGTTTTGAAAAGTTTCCCAAGTAACTCTTTTTGCGTAGGACTTTTTAAAACAGGGGCAAGAATTGGACTTATTGGACTTATTTTGGACTTGTAAATCTACGAATATTCTACTTTTATTTATTAATTCTATTCAATATTTATTACAATATATATCAATATATCATATATTATGGTCTATTATGTTTATTATTTTCTATTTTAATTCTATAATTATTTTCTAATCCTAATATATAAGATGCCAGTAAAGTTCCCTGAATTTGATTTGAGTGAATTTGATCCTGAACCTGATACACAACCAACCCATGACTTAGATATTATAGATCAGTATGGTGAAAAGCAAAGTCCCTTCATAAATACACCCACAAAAAAAAAAGTATATAAGCCGTTACCCCCATCTGAAGAAAAAGAATTACAAATGAAAATTATTAGTGAAGATAAAGAAAATGAAGTGAAAGCCAAAAGAGTTAGAAAAGAAAAACAATTATCTGAAAAACAGAGAAAACATTTAGAAAACATGAGATTAAAAAAAGCACAAAAAAAAATGAAAGAAGTAAAAGAAACTATCCAATCTACTGATAATAATATTACCATCCCAACCTATACAGAGCCGACCCCTGAAGAATTACAAGATATGGAGGCTAATGAATTTGATAACTGGCTAAAAAATATGAGTAAATTTGAAAAGATCATGAAGAAGATGGAGGCAGAAAAAGAAAGAAAAGCAGAAATCGAACGCAAACGAGAAGAAGCATTAGAAGCAAAATATAGAAAAAAGTTTGAGGCTGAGGCAAAAGCAAGATCAGAACATGAGAAGAAGATCAGACCTTTAAAAAGTGGCACAATCGCTCAGCCTGATGTCCCCATAAATATGAATATATTAGAACAAAAAGAAGAAATTAATCCCTATGATAAATATTATTCTTTTTAAGAAAAAATTTCTTTATAATATAATATAATAATAATGTCTAATGTATATGCTTCAAATGCGGACTCTGTTAGGGATTTTTTAGATAACTATAATGACGAAGGGATACAATCGATGGAGGACATGACGGATTCAGTAGCCTCATTAAATAATCTTGAATGGAAAGATAAAGCAGAAGGATTAAGAGCAAAAGCCCAACATGAAGCTATGAAAGGGGGAGAAGTTCTTGGGGGACTTATGGGGGTTAAAGGTTTAAAGGGCGGATTACAGAAAATAAAATCAGTATATCAGAAGGGTAAAGCATTAAAAAAAAACTTAGGTGATTTGAAAGATAAGGCTGATGATGCTCTTGGTGATACTAAAAATAAGGTAGGGGATTTAGGTAAGGAAGTTCAAGATAGAACAAAGCAGGTAGGGGGCGATCAGGATGAAGCTGATAGGGATATAGGTAATGATGTTAGTGTGGATGAGGGATCAGTCCCTAATGTAGATACAGAAGCAGGGGATTTAGGTGATGATGTATTAGGAGATTTATCAGACACGGCAAGATCCACCTTAAATGATTTATTTACAGGAGGCAGTCAAAGTTCAGGATATAGTGATTTAGCAGAAAGATACCAAAATTTTAGAAATAATCCAGTCAATAATCAAGACGATGCTGGAGATACTCGTAATACTGATGCTGGGGATCATAATGTTTTTGATAATGATACTGGTGAAAAAGATGAATTAGATAAAGCCTTAGATGATGGAGAACAGGGTGGGACATTAGAGGGTAGATTTAGAATCCCAGAAAAAGTAACGGCAAAAGATGGAAGGTTACCTGCCGAACCTGATATAGATGATCTACCCCCACAAGGATCTAAAACATTTTCTAATAATCAGTTTGATGACCCAGCGGATGAGCCATCCTATAAAAGTTCAGGTGAAAAGATTGGAGGAGATCAGGATTTAGACACTTATAGTGCTGATGTCCCTGATTCATATACACGAGAAACAGATGTCCCACAATCAACAGAAAGCAGTAGATCCGCAAGAAGAATTAAACCAGCTGATGAAGTTGAAAAGGTTGGGAAAGAAGAGGATGATGTAACAGATCTGGGGGTAGGGGATAAACCCTTATATCAACCCAGATCTATGAATACAAATATAGTTCAAAATGAAAGAATAAGATCAACTAAATATGATTTAGATCAGCCTGAATTAACAGATAGACCTGAGTTTAGTGATGAGCGTGACCCTGATCCTATTTTAGATGATAAACCATCTACATCCTCGAGTGATAATGCCGTTTCAACTGAAGCAGACAATCCAGCGGATGCCCCTGATATTAGTCTTTATCCAACTGAGCCGACTGGCGATTTTACCCTCACAAGCAACCCATTATTTAGCCGTCCTGATTTACAGGTTGAATCACCAGCCCAAGATTCAAATACATTACAGACTGATAGTGTTACATCAAATCAAGAAGGCTCACAATCAACTTTTAGAAATGCTAAATTATCTAATGAAGATGTTGGGGATTCAATAAACGATGAATCAGGTTATGGGGGTGATGTTGAAAATTTCGTCCAACAAGCAAAATCAAAGGTTCAGAGTATAGCAGATCAAGGATCAAACATGTTGAAAAAAATAGGATCAAGTGGGGGAGATGATTTAGCAGATGATGTGGGTAGTGGTTTATTAGATACGGCTACGGCTGGAGGAGAAGAGGCTGGTTTAGTAGGCTTAGATACAATCGCATCAGCCGTCCCTGTTTTGGGTGAGGTAGCCTTAGTTGGGACAGGTTTATATGAGGGGATTAAGGGATTATTTGATTTATTTGATCCTGATAGTTCTAAGCCCCCACCAGTTAAAACGCTGGGTGATGTGGCAAATGGAGTAAATCCCCTCTCGTTTGGTGGTGGTGTATCATCTCGATTATCGTCAGCTATACCAACCGCAGACGATGTATTAGATAGATCTGGTATGGAAAGTTTTTAAAAAAATCTCATATTATAATATATAAATTATGAATGAAGGAGAATATTTAGAATTATGTAATCAATTCAAAGAGTTAAATGATAAAAGGGATAATGAAAATAAAAAAATAAAAGAAAGAGAAATGTTATTAAAAAAGGAAATAATATCAATATATGGATTAGTTAGAGTTATATCTGATTTAATAGATCCATCGGAAATAGATGTAGAAATTAACATGTTAATAGATTTAGTAAGAGGAAGACTTAGTGAAATGGTTGAAAATCATATATTAAATCCGATTTAAATCTATAATAAATATCTAAATATATAATATAGATATGGATTATTTAAAATATAAGATTGAAAAATCAAGGGATATTAAGGCAAATTCTCTAAAAGCATATTTGATCGCAATAAAGAAATTAAATGACTACATGACTGATGAAGAATTTAAAGACTTAGATTTTTTAAAAGATGAAGATAAAGTGATTGAATTTTTAGAGGAAAGTTTCGCATTAACAACTCAGAAGAATTATTTAGCTTCAATTATCGTAGCACTATCAGCCTATGGTAAAAAATACGATGATGAATTAATTGGATACAGAAATCGATTGGATGATCTAAATGTTAAATATAACGAACAAATTAGCAAAAATGAAAAGACTGAAAAACAGGATAAAAATTGGATGTCCCTAAAACAAC